GCTTTATTTTTCTTTATGCTTTGCATTATTTTAGGTCTTGAAATTCCAAAAAATATACATGCTGAATCAATCGACATAAACGTGCTAAATGTTTCATCTGAAAATATCGCCTTAACTTGTCGGTTTTGTTTAGGTATTTTACCAAGTTTTTGTTTTAAATCGCTACGATGCTGAATGTAATTGTAAACTGATTCGGCATTTACTAAGCCTTCGGTTTTTATATTGCCTAAACTTATATAAGAATCAAAATGTTTTACAAATATTTCGGGCTTTGCCTCAGCTAAATATCCAAAATTTATTAACTGTCTTATTCGTGTTGCAGCATAGTTTGCATTCTTAGCGCCGTTTGGCTTAATCAATTGCATCGCTTGCTCAAAGGTAAAATACATATCTTATTTTTTAAAAAAAACCGCCTGAACTTCAAAAAACAGGCGGTCCAAACCAAAAGACTAATGAAAACTAAAACTAAAATAAAAATAAGATAATTATTTAATATTTACAAGTTAAAAAGGCAAATCAGCATCATTATTTTTTGAAGTGCTGCTAATAACTTCAACTTCTACGGGTGTGGCTTTTTGCCCCGTGTTTATTTTTCTGCAATAGGATGCAATTATATCAGTATAATATTTGCCTTCATGCTCACGATATTCTACTTTACCTTCAATGAATAACATATCGCCTTTTTCAATTGTGATGTTATTCCAATAGCTTATTTGATGCCATTGTGTTTTTTCCTGCCATTCGCCGTTTTTGTCTTTGCTACTTTCAGATGTTGCGAAGCTAAATTTTGTTAATGTCTTTTCGCCAAATGTTTTTTGCTCAGGTTCTTTTCCGACCCTGCCGATTAGTGTTACGCGGTTGACCATCGTATTTTGTTTTAAGTGTTAAAGAATGATTATTAGGTTTTAATTTTCCCTTTGTCCATATTTTATAATCGTCAAAAAAAAAGTTTCTAACGCAGCCTAATTTATAGACTTTAGTTTGACGTGTGCAGATAGCTTTGTAGTTACCCATTGGCAACTGCTCAACTACATACCATTCATCGCCTTTTATTTTGTCATGGAAAAATTGGGAAATCATATAGCCAAAGGTCGTATTTTTCTATTACAGAAATTAGTATTTCAGCATATTTTTTTTCGGTTGCATATCCGCACTTTTTTAAACCGTGTGCCCATGCTTTATAATTCAATCTATTTAGCCGTGTGAGGTGTTTATATCTTTTTGATACCAATAGCTTACTATGGGCACGATATGACCACCAAGGCGATTTATAGACTTGAAAACGGTCTTTTGGCGTATCGTCTTTATAAACTGCATATTTGCCCCTACGATTCCATTTTATACCGAAGTGGTTGTTATGCTTTAGGCTTAGTCCTGAACGCCCTGCATTTGATTCTATTATGCCCTGCGCAAGCGTTATGCTAACGGGTATATTAAATAGCTTCGCTTCATTTTGCGCGGTCTTTAAAAAGCGTTTTATGTAACTATCTATGTGTTTTGGTGCAGGCTGTTTTTTTAGCGCGGGAAATGTTCCCGATGTAAATAATATTACTGCTAAGATTAGAAGTGTTGTTTTCATGGTTTAGTAGTTTAGTTTGTAAAAAAATGCGTTTTTAAATTATCCCCTGAACGCTAACAGTGCCGACATACGATTCGGAATACCTATGTATTATCTTCGGTCCATGCAAGTGCACCTGCAGCGGGCTAATTGTTTTTCTTTTTATCAATTAACAAAATTAAACCAATTCCAAGGCATGTACCGCCTATAAATGCAAATGCTAACATAAGATAAAGTTTTTCGATTGTTAAGCCAGCGGTTAAGCCTGCCAATATACCAATTAAGGCACTAATAATAATTGTTTTCATATTGTAGTTCGTTATATAGTTCGTAATCAGATTCTAACTTATCGGCTAAGGCATCCTGTATCATTTCGCTTACATAGTTAAAAGAATAGTCTAATAGCGCTGCAAGTTCGTGTAATGAATAATTTTTATCGCCTATGTAAATATCTTCAATGATAAAATGCGCGTCAAAATCAGGTTCTAAAGGTACGCCAAAACTATCACGTTCCCCGCGTTCAAAATCTACATATTCGGCTGTAATTTCAATGATATAAGCGTTGTTATCATTATCGTATTCTGTTATTTGCGTTTGTATTTTCATGATTCTTTTTCCAAGTTAAATTTGTCTGCAATAGTATTTTTTAAGGCTTTGAAATAGTCGGCTTCATCTTCATAATTATCCAAGTCTGATTCATTGGTATTGTAACCGCGTTTAATATCGACTTGAAAAAATAAATCTTTGCCCGCTTCATTAACTTGATGTATCATTAAAGTACCATCATAAGCTAAATACATTTTTAGTTCCATTAGTTGAAAGTTTTGAAGTTTAAAAAATTGCAGTTGGTCGGATACTGCACCCCGTGGCGGTGGTTATACTTTTTTTATTGATATGTTCCAATAATTTGTATAGTTGTTTTTGCAATATTCAGAAGCTGCATTTCTGTTTTCAAATTGTCCTGTGAAAATCAATTTTTCAGCATTTAGATAAAATCCGTAAGTGTTCATAATTCTAATTTTTTGAAGTTTTTAATAATTCGTTCGTTGTATCTGGATGTAAAATTACAACCCTTTTTTATATTTCCAAGCTTTTTTATAAAAATTTTTATAAATTTTTTAAATTTATTGAAACGCAGCGCCCCGACATACCAGCGGCAAAACGTGTATTACTTCGCCGTGATGCGCCTTTCAGCCTTAAAAGAATAGTATTCCATGATATTTGCCAAGGCGTATTATTCAAAACTTTTTTTACAAAAACAGATGTATTTAGTATTAATAGGTCATCGCCAATAACGCGAATGCCTAAACGCATTAAGCGCTCGTTTGCCTCCGCTTGCGATGGTCTAACACTTGGCTGATAGTTGTGCGCGCATTCTACAAGTTCACCGACCGTTTTTGTACCTACATAGTTTTCCGCTTCAATGCGTATTTCCTGACTTAATATTTGCTGTAAACATCTTTGTTCATCGGTTAAATCTTCTTTGTCTTCTTCATAGTTGCGCATATCCAAAATAGTATCCGCTTCTTCTAATGCTATTTCGGGCGTAACGGGGTCATCGTGCAGCGTATGCCACCAACCGCCCATAAGCGCACCGAACTGGTCACCTACCGCCCTATCTTCAGTTATAAGCGATACGGCGTGTGTGAATAGCTTAATGCTTTTTTGTATGTTATCGGCTAAGTTTAGCATTCGCGCCTGAAAACGTGGTCCAAAGTCTTCAAATATTATTTTATTCTTTAGCTTTTCAACTTCGTTAAATTGCTTCGGGTCGACTAATTTCTTTAGTTCCAAAACACAAAAACGGCGTTTATCAGAATCATTTACTAACTGCGGATTTATAGATACGAATAAAAAACAGCTACGCACAAAATAATCAATAGCTTTGCCATCTTTGCCACCTTTAGCAATAGCAGGCGATTTTTCAGAACTTGCCGCCCTGGCTAAACCTATTATTTCCTGCATACGTTGTGCCGCGCGTTCATCATTGCCCTCACCTTCATCAATTGTAACAGGTAGTGCATCACTATTTAGTTTTTGCCTTACCGCTGGTTCGGTTGCCGCCGTGCCCTGTACACTTACTGCAATGTTACCTATAATTTCATTTACTATATTTTCTAATACCCATGATTTACCATTGCCGCGCGGTCCTGTTATCCAAATGTGAGGACGCCATTTTAAAATACCACTAATCGGGGCTAAAGCTAACCAACCCGATAAAAAGATTGCATCGGCTTTAGTTTGCCAATTTAGCTTGTTTAGAATCTTTGGCAGCATTCCCGCTTCAGTAGCTATTAACGGCGCTTCAATAGGCATATCAATAGCCTTGTTATAAACATAGCTATATTTAGTATCTAAACCGCCTAAATTGTAGCGCTTTTTATCCTGGATAAGCTGTTGCCCTGCATGAAATACAACGCCGTTTTTTTCATGCCATGCTCCGCGCCCGCGTATGTTTTCAGTATTATAAAAACCTACATGGTTGCAAAAGTTTATAAGATAATCAGCCGCTGTAGTTACATCGTAATTACTATTGTCACGGTTCGGGAATGATAAAAGCCAAAATTCTAAAGGCGCTATGCTCAATAAATTCGCCTTGTTTATTGTAGCAGCTTTATACTTTACTATGCTCATAGTTGAACGAATGTAAAAATAATAAAGCATTTGCCCATCCTCAGTTCCCCAACCTAAAGGGCGAAAATATCCCCCTATAAAACCTTTTTTATCGGTTTCAGGTGCTGCTGCTGTAGCGCGTTCGGCTTTAGGTTTCTTTGTGTTTTGTTTTGGTTTTTGTTCCCAGTCAATTGGTTTGTCCTGTTTCATTGTCTTATAATTTGCTTACCTACATTAAATTTTTTAATATTCTGCATCAGTTCCCGTACCGTTTCAAAAACATCGTCAGTATCAGCGATAATCGTATTTATCATATTTATTCCAACTTTTATCAGTTCACGCTGTACATGCTTTTGAATTAGTATCCTGGCGTGGTATTCTAAATTTGCAGCACTTGCTACACGATTAGTTAGTTCAGCTAAATAAGCAGGACCGCCGCACCTATATTTTAATTTTTCCGCTACCGTTATTATATCGACTACTTCAACCGATTGGCAAAGTTCAAAAATAAGTTTGTGATTATCAAAATAAAAATGTTCGGGGCTTAAAAAATTAACTTTGTCACGGGCGTTGTTATCAACCAAAATAGCACCTAAAATGACTTGTTCTAAGTCTTTTGAATGTGGGAATCTTATTTGTTTTTCAAAAAAACTTTGTTCCTTTTCTTCAAGTGCTATTATGATATTTTGCAGCGTTAAAAGTTGCCTTTCTTTTAGTTGCCTATAATTTTGCCGCTTAGCATCGTCCTTAATGTAAGCATCCATTTTTAATGCTTCGTCTTTAAGTTCAGATAGTAGGCTTTGTGCTTCGGTTGTCATGGGTTATTGGTTTTAAAGGTTTTGTTGTAGTATTCTTTAGATGGTTTGTCTATACAATTATTACCATGCACCCATCCTTCATTAAAAGCATATTTAATTTGCTGCTTTTCCATTTCTATGGCTTGGTAATAAAAACCTTCAACATCTTCAATATCTTCAAACCCACTATCTAATAGTGCTTTCCATAACCATTCTACTGCTGTCATATCTCATCTGCTTTAAAGTCTTCATCAACCCAGCGTAAAATATCACCGATGCCGCCCGATTTTCTGACTTGTTTAATAAAATTGATTTGTTCTTTTGTTGCTTTGCCGCTTAGGTTTTTCACTTCAAGGGCTGTAAATATAGCAATTTTTTGTCCTATCATATCTTTAGTTATAATTTTTTCGGTCCAACCGATTAAATCAGAACTACCAACGCATAAGCCAAATGTTATTTGCCGCGGTTCAGTTATTATTGGGCGGCTGTTAATTACCGCCCTTTTGCCCTGAAATGCTGTGCCTGTATTATTCCGAAATAAAACGCCGAACTTGCTATGCCGCGCTTGCAATTCTTTGTATAAGTGTTGTTCTTTCATGATGGTGTAAGTGAGGGTGTAAATGATGCTGTAAAAAACTCATAGCTTTGATAAATCGGATTCTAAGCGTTCTAAAAATGATTCTTCGCCATCATCGCCTGCCAATAGATAATCGACACGCTGCGCATAAACATAAGCCATTTTTAGGCATTTTATAGCATCTTCTAAACGCTTTAATACTTCGGGTTCAAATGTTTCATAAGTGCCGCCATAACCCGTTTCTTTGCCTTGTTTATTTATATAGCTTTCAATTGTTTCATGAATATCAATTATTCTATACTGGTCTCCTTGAAATGTACCTCCGCTCATTATATTTTCTTTGTTTTAGGTGAACAACCAAGCCAAAAACTAAACTGAAATGCTTTAGCCCTTTGCCCTTTAATTTTATACTTTGCTATTGCTTCATCTAAAATAGCCTGCATAGTATCGTGCTCGCATTCGTATTCTAAAAACTTTATAACTTTTTCGCCCCGTTCATTTAGTTCGGCATTTGCTACAAGTTCGTCAAAATTGGCAGGCGGTTCTGATACTGCGTAAACCTTTCGGTAAATTTCCAAAAGTATTTCATAATCTGTTTTTCGTTTCATTGTTGTTTAAATTTATGTAAGTAATTTAATGTAGCATTCTTTTTATAGCCTTCAGGACCTCCGCACCACATCCGCGCTAACTGTTCATAGTTTGGATAGTGCCCGTGCTTTTGTGCGTATGTATGGCAAAATATACCCATTGTAGCCCAAAATACATGCTTAGACTTTTCCGCGTTAAACATGTCATCATGTGAATAGCCTAATAGGTCTGTCATTCCGCTACCTTTGACACAAATGTTATAAATTTGAAAACGACCGTAACCGTGCTGCGATTTAGCGTTATCGGTATTGCCTGATTCTATTTGTCCTATTTTGCGTATAAATTCAGAATCGCAGGTGTCAACATAAACCGTATCGGTTAAATAAATAATAATAGGTTCTATCTGTTTTAAAGGCTGTTGTTTGCAGCTGAAAAGAATAGTTATAAGTATTATGAATCCTGTTAATTGTTTCATTGTTTAAAATTTTAGATGGTGTGTGATAAATGCCTAATTTGTCATAGGCTTGTTTAAGAAAGTGTTTCATACTATTCTAATATATCTTGTCATTGAATCCTGTACCCTAATTTCTAAATTTCTATACTTTTCAAGTTTTTGTTTTGGCTTATGTAAATTATCGCCAAATATTTCCATGTGTTCACGATATTCAGACATTAGCTTTTCATAGGTTATAGAATCCATTTGAATGCTATATGTAAGCGAATCTGAATTATCAATCATAAAATCTAATATTTCTTTAACTTGTTTCATACTATCTGTTTTTGTGTGTCCATCGGAATAAAACCAGTGCCGCTACCTTCAGCGCCAACCATGCGTAAAAAATCTACTTCAACCTTTGCAGACTGAACTAATACATTTGCTATTTGTGCAACGGCTTCCGCACGCTGTGTTTCTGTTGCTAAATCCGCATCATCATCCATTAAGCGTTCCATTTGTTCGAATAGCATGTTTCTAAGGTCTTGAATCTTGTTTCTCATTGATTTTCTTTTTAAGTTTTTTTAATAATTTGATTGTTTGTTTTAACTCAGTCGGGAATCTGTGTATAGCGTTTAATCGCATGTTATCAGCCATTGTTATCAGTTCCATGTTATCTAAAGAATAGTTTTCTTTATTGCCATCTTTAATTCTAATAACATAGCCTTTTGGTATTTCTCCGTGCGCTTGTTCCCAAATTACTCTATGTTTTCGAATCCATTTTTTGTGCGCTATCTTTACTAATACATAGCCTTCTTTATCTTTTCGCGTTTCGCCTTCGTTACGTGTGTTGTGCGGTAAATTACCTTTTTTGAAACTTGTTGCATTTGCACCCATATAGGCTTTTACATCTTTGTTCCAAGGTGTTCTACCTTTTTGAAAGCGTTTTGTAGTGTTTTTTCTTATGTTTTCAATGTCTTGCAATCGGCGTTTTTCTTCATATGCTGCCGATTTTTTTAAGTTATTAAAATATGCCTGGTTATAAATTGAACTCTGTGTTTTGTTTAGCATCTGCATAAGTTCGTGAATAGTAGAATCTGCATAGTGCTGTTTTAGTAGTTCTTTTTCGTGTGGTTTCCATTTCATGATTAGAATAGTGTTAATTGTTCTTCAAATAATAATTCATCTTTACTGCATAAGTGCGCCCATTTAGGACCGAATCGAACGTGATACCAAACAACGCTTTTATCTTTGTTGTGAAACGCTATGTATTCTATTTTACCAGGTATCATTTTACCATCTCTGCGGTTATAAATTACATTCATATCAATTCTTTTTACTTCTTAAAAAATTATTCCATGCCCGTTTAGCCGCCTGTTTTAAATCATTCTTATCGGAAGCATCTAAACCGTACTTTTTATTTATCCAATCAATGCTGCTGTTTTCTTTTAAGATACGGGATTCAAAAATGTAATAAACCCAATTATCTTTGTGCCCGCGCTTGTTTTTCAGTTCCCATAAATCCGCTAATGTTTTACTTTTGCCCTGTTCGCTTTTTTTCGCCTTTAGCAGTTCATCTAAGGTTGTATTATCTTTAACTGCAACGCCCGCAACTTCTTCAATCTGTTGTATCTTTATTTCGGGTTTAGCGCCACAATACGGGCATTTAGGTTCAGTCTTAATATAAGTTCTTAAACATTCAATACAATCGGCATACTCAGCATCTAAAGTTTCGGTATCGCGTTTTTTCTTTTGAACGCCTTCCAATGTCCATTCGCGTGTTTGTAATGGGTGACCGTGCATTTTCTGATTGCCAACGTGGTCCAAAATTAAACAGCGGCTTTTACCTGCCATCGGTCTAAGTCCACGCCCAACTATCTGTAAGTATAAACTAAGCGACATAGTACGTCTAAGCATACCTACAACCGAAACAGCTGGTATATCTGTACCCTCGCTTATGAGGTCACAAAATGTTACCACATGTAGTGCGCCATTCGCTAAACCATCAAACGCTTTTTTTATTTCAGCATCTTCTAAGTTTCCATGAACCGCAACCGCCTTAAATCCTGCAGCATTAAACGCAGCCGCTACATTTTCAGAATGCTTAATATTTACGCATGAATAGATAGCAGGTTCACCAGGCGCCAAACGTTTATATTCATCGACTGCATTGCCTGTTATTGCGGGTTTGTCCATTTCCTTAAATAAATCATCAGCTTTATATTCGCCGTGCCTATCTTTTTTAATCTTTGTAAAATCTGCCAACGGTTTGAAGTTATAATATTCAGGCATTACTAAATTACCCATTTGCACTAATTCGGCTGGTAACGGTCCTAAAACTAAATCAGAAAACACATCGCCAAGTCCTTGACCATCGCCGCGCCAAGGTGTAGCAGTTACGCCCAAAACATAAACCTTATCGCCGTAAAAATCCAAAATGTCTTTCCATGTTCCCGCGTTGGCGTGGTGCGCTTCATCTATTATAAGTAGGTCGGGCGTTGGTACTTCGCTAAGTCTATTTTTAAGGCTTTGAACGCTGCAAACCTGTGCAGGTAAATAATACTGTTTAGGTCTATTGCCTGCTATAAAACCATGCTTTAAACCGTATCGCCTGCAACGTTCTGAAATCTGATTTACTAAGTTTTTTTTATGTACTAAGAAATAGACGCGTTTACCTTTTGATATTGATTCTAAAGCCATATAGATAAACGTTTCAGTTTTACCACCGCCCGTTGGAAGCACAAACAATACTTTACGGTTGCCGCTTTTATAGCTCTCTCTTATGTCGCTTACGCTTTTCGATTGATATGCTCTTAGCTGTATTGTGTTCATTTTCCAAGTCGTTTAAAACATTCATAAGTTTAAAATAAATAATCAATGTTTGCGGTTCTACGGTTTTCCAATGTTCCAAAGTTTGCCGCCCGACTTCGGCACGCCTGCAAAGTTCCGAAATGCTGATGCCTAACATGTCGCATCGAATTGATAAATTTTCAAAAGTTTTCATATTTTTTTGTTTAAATGTGTTGCAAAGTTAAAAACCTTTTTTAAATTTGTGCTATTATTTAATAAAATATTTTAAAAATTTATGACAAACCAAGAGTATCACAAAAAAACTGACTTCATTAGCAAGTCACTTTTAGACTTAGTACATAAGTCACCAGCGCACTACAAAGCCTATATAGAAGGTGAAAAGCAAGCGCCAACATCCGCAATGAATTTAGGGTCATTAGTTCATAGCGTTGTATTTGACCAGGATAATTACGCCGTTATGCCCGAATGCGACCGCCGTACAAAAGAAGGTAAATTGATTTATGAATCTTTTATGGCAGATAATGAAGATAAAGAAATATTTGTAACTTCTAAAGATTACGAATTAGCCGTAAATATTAGAAACGCTGTATTAGCACATCCAAAGGCGGCGTTACTTTTAGAACAAGGAACGGCTGAAACTTCATTTTGGGGTAGAATATCTGATATGCCTGCTAAATGTAGGGTCGATTTTTTAAACACAAAGTATAACGTTTGCATCGACTTAAAAACAACGACGAACTCAGCACCACACGAATTTTCCAAATCCATCTACAATTACCGTTATCATGTCCAAGCGGCATTTTATATGGACTTAACAAAGGCTGAACGCTTTATATTTATAGCTGTAGAAAAAGAAGCGCCGTTTAATGTCGAATTATACGAATTAGATAATGATGCTATCGAACGCGGAAGACAAGAATATTTAGCCGATATTGAAACGCTTAAAAAATGTAAGGAAAACGGTAATTTTCACGGCTACACAACAGATAACAAAATACATATTATTTCACTGCCTACGTGGGCTAAATAACTTCAAACCATGCAACAATTAACAAAACTGCCAACACTTCAGGAACTATTAGTAGAAAATGAAGACAGCCTAAAGCAAAACGCTTTGACGGTTTTATTAAATCAAGACCCGCCCGCTAAATGGTTAGTAACACATCCAATGATTCGAGATTATAGATACATCCCTATTGAGAAAATAGAATATCTTTTAACGCGCATTTTCGGCAATTGGAACGTAGAAATTCGCGGCACTCAGATAGTAGCTAACTCAGTAGTTGTAACGGTCCGTTTACATGTAAATAACCCGATAAGCGGCGAACCAATGTGGCAAGATGGCATAGGTGCCGCGCCGATACAAACAGATAAGGGCGCTGGGGCAACCGATTGGAACGCCGTTAAAACCGATGGTGTGCAAAAAGCTGCACCCGCTGCCGAAACATACGCCGTTAAAGATGCTGCCGAAAAGTTTGGTAAAATATTCGGGCGTGATGTTAGCCGCAAAGGTTCTATGAATTATACTGATTTGCTGAAAAAATCGGCATTTAATGATGAATTAGAAAAATAAAAGTGTTATATTTGTGAACGTTTCGGCACTACAATGAAACGATAAAAGATATTTTAGCCCTGCATGATATAGGTAGTAGTGTCCCTATTGATTGTGGGGCTTAGTTTTTTAAAAAAATATATTATGGAACTTAAAATTAAAGAAGAATTTAAAAAGCTGATACCACCGTTAACGGCTGAAGAATTTAAACAACTTGAAACGAACTGCATTGATGAAGGCATACGCGATGCTATTGTAACGTGGCAAGGCTTTATTATTGATGGACACAACCGTTATAAGATAGCTACCGATTGGCAACTAAGTTTTAAAACAATTGAAAAGGCTTTTGATAGTGAAGAAGCCGTTAAAGAATGGATGATTATAAATCAGTTCGGGCGAAGAAATTTAAGTAATTATGATAGGGCTAAATTAGGCTTAGAACTTGAAGATATTTTTAGTAAAAAGGCAAAAGCTAATAAAGTTTTAGCAGCTGAAAAAATGAATACGTTCTGTCAGAAATCTGACAAAACGTTATATTTATTCGAAGAACAGCCAATTGAAAAAAAACCTATAATAATTAACACTATTGATACAAAAAAAGAAGTTGCTAAAATCGCTAATGTTTCACACGATACGATAGCAAAGGTTAAAGTTATCGAACAAAAGGCAGCGCCAGAAGTTAAAGAAAAACTCAGCACAGGCGAAATTAGTATAAATCAGGCGTATCAGGATATTAAGAAAGAAGAAAAGAAAGTTGAACTTGAACAGAAAAAAGAACAGTATATTGAACGTGTTGAAACAAAAAATATAAACGAATTTAAAGTTGATATTTTTAACACAACTGAAAAATTTAGAATTATTTATGCTGACCCAGCATGGAGTTATAATGATAAACAAGAAACACCAATGTTAGGGGGTGCTTCAAAACATTATAATACTATGTCAGTATCTGAAATATCAAATTTACCAGTTAAAAATATTTCTGAAAAAGATGCTGTTTTATTTTTATGGGTAACATCGCCATTGCTTGAAGATGCTTTTGAAGTAATAAAAAGTTGGGGTTTTAAATATAAAACTTCATTTATATGGGATAAAGTAAAACATAACATGGGGCACTATAATTCAGTTAGGCATGAATTATTACTTATTGCTACTAAAGGAAGTTGTGTACCTGATAATAAAAAACTTTACGATAGTGTTCAAAGTATTGAAAGAAATGACAATCATAGCGAAAAGCCAATAGAATTTTTAAATATAATTGATGATTTATATTTATATGGAAATAAGCTTGAAATGTTTTGTAGAAAAATTAAAAAACAAAATTGGTATGGATGGGGTAACGAACTATAATGAATATTATTCTGAAAAATTACAACAAGGGTTGGAATTTCAGGATTTTATAACAGATTTACTTATAAAAGAAATTGGCATAAGTCTTTCAAGTTATTCAAGTAAAAAATTTCAAAATGCAGTCGGTGAAAACAAACAAGGTTTTGAAATTAAATTTGATAATAGAATGATAGAAACTGGTAATATTTATATTGAAGTTAAAGAAAAGGCACATCCTGATAATGCTAATTATGTAGATAGTGGCATTTTCAGAAATGATAATACTTGGCTATATTTAATTGGCAATTATGATACAGTTTATATTTTTGGTAAAAGTCATTTAAAACTTATGTACGAATCCAGTAAATATAAAGAAGTTACAACATCAACTTCAATAGGTTTTTTACTGCCTATTAAAGATGCTGATAAATACTGTTTAAGAAAAATTTCAGTATAAATTTTGCTTTTACAAATATTACCTTTACTTTTGCCATTACGGCAGCCTGCTGCTAAAAACGTTCTTACTACTTGTTAACACCATGTTACACCAATTGTAACGCATAAAACGCTGATACTCATAGCTTGTTACGCTGTTACACTTGTTACACCACTTCAACACGTATATGCGTGTATTTTTTATCTTCATTCTCACATATATGTAGAATATAGTGTAACATACGTAACAGTGTAACATGTACTATATATCAATTAGTTATGTGTTACACTTAATGTAACAACTGTTAACAATAATAATAAATAATAATAATAATATAAAATAATAAATCAAATTATATATAGATATAGTCTTAGAAAGCATTTAAAAGCGGTTTTAAGGCATTTTTATATTAAATTGGTGTGTATGTATCAAAACTTATTAAAAGTTTCTTAAAACGAAAATATGAAAGATTTAGGCGGTCGCCCAATGAAGTTTAAAAGTCCTGAAGAATTGCAAAGTAAAATAGATTCATATTTTGATTATTGTGAATCACGTACTAAAAAAGAAGTTGTAAAAACACGTGACTATTATGAAGTAATAGATTTGCCCGACCCAATACCTTATACCGTTTACGGTCTTGCTGATTTCTTAGATTGCGATGCAGACACGCTTTTGAACTATCAAACGCGCGATGCTTTTTCGGTTTTAATCGCACGTGCAAAGTCTAAAATACTAACAAACAAGGTAGAACGCGGCTTAGATGGTAAGT